AAGACCTGAGGTTAAAGCACTAGCGTCTGAAAGAAGAACGCTAAATACGTTGTTTGCTTTTCTAAACATTTTGTTTAAATTTTAAATTAATAATTGTTTTTTTATTCTAAATCCTTAAACGGTTCCACCGTTTGTACTTTTTGTTCTTTAACACGTTGCATCATAAGATCTGTAGCAATGTCAATAATAACTCTGTGGGTTGATTCGTCAAGCTCACAGTTTTGTTGATTTGCTGGTGTATCTCGGTCAACATTAATGTTAGATGGATTCTTTAAATATCGCATGTGGTATGTGACAATATTAAAGGTGCCATCTGTTAGTATCTCATGACGTTTAGCTGTAGCAGGTTGAGCAGGATTAATACCTGATGTTTGTCTGCTATATTCTATACGCCATACTCTACTATCACCATAAGATTTGTAAAACGGTTTCTTGTACTTGCTCCAGTTAAAGCGTTGAACCTCGTTGTGAGCAACAGGGATTACATACGCGTAGATAGGGTAAGTAGTCGCACATTCTGTTTTATCAATTACACATTCTTCAAAGATTGTGTACATATGGTCAGTCGGTAAATCAAAGAACTTCCCTTGTATTAGTGAGTTACTTAAAACTCCTACTTGTGAAGCTGAAACTGGGAGTGAGGCAGCGTCTTTTACCAACGCTGCCAATCCCTGATTTCTTATTTCAATTTCCTCAAAGCCTTTGCCTTTTCGGTTATTTACTTCATCGTAAAACTTTTTAACGTAGAAATTAGTGGCCTCAGTTAGGACAGAAGATAATTCGAAATCTTCGTATCCAGGAGAACCGTAGCTGTCTGAGCGATCAAGCTTTAGTTCTAATTCGTTGGCCATTTCATTTGCCGTCATTGTTATTTACGTTTAGTTAATTCAATTTTTGCTTTAATGCGAAGCTTTACTTCTTGGTTGTCTGGGTTAAGAAGGTAGTTGATAACATCAGTTAAATCACCTAACTCTGAACCATTATCAAGAGTGTATCGTTTTTCGCCTTTGCGGATAATTGCACCAGCTTCAACAGCCTCTTGTACAAAGATACGCTCATTATATTGTGGATGGTTTACAATCTCTAGGAAATATCTTGGATCGTTTTCAACAATTTTTGCTACCTCAGATTTTAACCAAGTTTCGTTAGCGCTAACTGGGATTGTACGTCCAAGAGATTTAATAAAGCCGATTGTTGCAGTCTTACTGTTAGTAACCTCAGCATACTTAACATAAGCCTGTGCTTTGAGGTCTGCTTCTTCTAACTTCTTAGAAGTTACTTTGCTTTCGTCAACAATCATAAACTCATAGGTTGCTTTGTTAACTCTTTCATCATAAGATGGAGAAACCAACATCTTATTAGAAATAAGAATAAGGTATTTCAACATATCTAAAGGTAAGTTTAGATTTAATGTTGCTCCTTCTTTTGTAAGAATAACTCGGCCTCTACGATCCGTTCTCCAGAAGTTTTTCTCGACTGGAAGAGTAGGATTAAGATCCACACCTAATTCTTTTTCAAAGAACTCTTTTTGAGTCATTCCGTGAGGAAATGATTCCATGTATTTCTGAATCTTCACACGTGTGATATCATCAAGAATTACTTTAACTCCCCCACCTCGCGTCTCACTGTTGAGAGGAACTTGGTAGCTTCGTTTTGTTTTGTTGTACATGAACGGGTCTTTTAATTTTTCCTGTCCTTGTACTAGTAGGTTACTCCATTTGCCCGAAGATTCTACTGGCTTAATTGCTACAATTCTGTCTTGTAAGAATGAGCCGTATACAATTTTTTCTTTTGTTGCTGTCTCCATTTTTGCTGTCTTTATTTATTTAATTCTCTTTTAAAAAAGGGGCCCTTGAGGCTTTCAACTCTCAAGGGGTCCCCCTTTCTATAGTAGGTAGTTATTATCTTTCAACAACCAAACGTAGGTCAACTACTTTAGTTGGATCTTCGATCATCATACCACCCCATTTTTGGATGTGTACTTCGTACCCGTCTACACGTGAAGCTACCATTTTTGGTGAGCCTTTACCTGCAGGAGAGAACGGATCACGCATACCAGGGATGTATGCCCAGTTGTAATCTGGAACTCCTTTTGGTTTAACGCGGTAGATACCAGCGTTGTCACCATAGTCAAGAGCTAAGATACGGTGAGACTCAACAATACCTTTTCCATCTGGGTGACGTTGTGGGAAGTATACGTCATCATCGAAGAAATCAACGATTTCAACCATGATAGTAACACCGTTATACCACTCATAAACGTTCCATTGTGGCTCCATGAGACCTTTAGTGTTTTTACCACCAAGGTTACCTGGGTTAGTATTGGAAGTCAAGAATTTATCAGAGATAACTGTAAATTTACCGCTACCAGATTTAGCATTGATTTGTTTTGAGATTTCGATAGCACCGAATTCACCTGTTAACAAGTGGATAGTACGTTTGCCACGCTCAAGTTTACCAACACCCATATCCAACAACAACTCTAAATGCCAATCAAGGTCGTAAGTGTTGTAGTAGTGTACGTTTGAAGGAGCGATTTGATCGAAGAAACCTGCACCAGACTCGATAGCATATTTAGTCTTATCGTCTTTGTTCAAGTACTTGTGATCAGAAGTCCAGTTTTTCTTACCGTACATCAACATACGAGCGAACATTTCTTCTGCTTGGTGGTGTGCTACCAAATCTTGGTAGTTGATCCAGATAGATTCTTGTTGGCCTTTGTAGTTAAATCCGAACTCAAGTGGTTCGTTTTTACCTTTGTTGATAGTGTTACCTGCTACTTCATACTCCATGCGAAGTGTAGAAGGACGGTTTTCCATTCTCCAAGGAGATGTGAAGTAAGGCTTCGCACCTTGGTAAGAAAGAGTTGAAGGAGAAAGAGAGTAGAACTTAGACCAACGTGTACCAATAGCTAATTCCTCAGAAGGAATAGTTTTGTTAGGGTTGTCAGTTACTAATTCAACTTCAAACTTGTAACGAGATCCAGCGTCCATAGCTTGTTTTACCAACAAGTGGTAATCATCTACCTCACCACGAAGAACGTTGGTAGGTTCGAACAATGGTTCGTCAAAGATTAAGTAGAAACGCTCACCGTTAGATCCTACGTTTGCTGGGAAAGTACCAGCAGAAATAGTCAAACCGTTAATTGTTTCTGCATCAACTAGAGGCAAGTTTTTGTCGTGTTGACCTTGCAACATCCAGTTGTAGAAGCCGTTTTCTTGTTCCACCTCTTTAACAGGGAAACGATCAACGAATTCACGAAGTTTACCTTGGAGATTAGTTTTGTAGATCTCTTTGATCACATTACTAATCAACTGCGGTTTTTGCTGATACAAAGAGTAGAAGTGATTATCAGTCACTAACCCGTTGTAATCTTTAGCCTCATACCGTTGTAATGGAAGTAATTGAGCCATTTTGTTTTGTTTTTAAATTATTAGACGAATTGTATTTATTTTTTACTAAATGCGTTTTCTAACATAGAAAGCAAACCTTCTGTTTTCTGAGAAGTCTCTACAGAAGTATTACGTCCTACGCCACGTTGTTCTTCAGCTGCAATAACTTTATCAAGTTCGTTAATTGCTGCTGTCTTAGCAACGTTTTTCAACTTAGAGATATCAGGTTTAAACTTACCTTCTTTATCTAAGTTAAATAATCCGATAGTGTCGTAGTAGTTGATTAACATTTCAAACTCTACAGGATTACGTTTTTGTTTGTACATCAAGCTATTATACTCAACACCTGATTCAGGATCTTTATGAACAGGGGTCATGATGTTAGCCTTCAGTTTTTCTTTTGCTATTTTGTTGAGGTTTAAGCCATCAATAAAAGCGTCACGAGATTCAATGTTTTGTACAAGACTGTCAAACATTTTAGTCTGTGCTTCTATCTCAGCTTTAGTCTTAGTTTCTTTTTCTAATCTTGCACCCTCTACTACATCGTTTGCTTGCTTGCGTAACTCAGGAATAGCTTTCAAAGATTTCTCTTGTAGCTTATTCATTTGTTCTGCATCGTTGATAGCTTCTATAGCATCTTGATCAGAAAAGTTTTTAGACTTGAGCAATTCAAAGTAAATCTGTTTTTGGAGATTTACATCAGATTGCACATCCTCAGCTTTAACACTATCAAAGAACTCTAATCGTTGTGCCATCAATATGGCTTGATCAGTTGCGTCAAAAGCGTCTTCTATTTCTAAGAAACGCTTCTTGGTTGGATCTAATGACTTCTTCCAGTTTTCTTGATTCTGTTTTACTCCAGTCTCAACTGTCTTAGAAACTAAATCCTTAATAGTATCCAAAGTACCTGGTAGCTCATCTAGCTTCTCTACTTCTTCTACTGTTAGAACTCCTGAGTTTACTAACTCTTTCATCAGTGCTTTGTACACTGCTTCGTTCTTAGTTAACCCTTCTGTACTATCTCCTTTAGTAGAGTCGGGTGTTACTTTGTTTTCACCAGCGCCTTCACCTGTTTCTGTGACTACTGGTGCAAATAAAGATGCAGGTTCTTCAGTGCTTTCTGAACCTGCTGAGGTTCCTTCTTCTCCGCTTTCTGTGGCTACTGCCTTGTTTAATTCTTCAGGCGACATGATCTGTAGCCCTTCAAATAATTCGTTACTCTCCATTTTGCTGTCGTTAAGTGGTTACAATATTAAAATTATTTTTATAAATAGGGCCTAGAATCTTTATTAGAGGTTCTATAGCCCTATAGCTTTTTATTTACTTGCAGTACTTTGCTTCTTCTTAATGCTAAGCTCTTTTGCTTTGAGCTCTTCTGCAACAAGGTTAGCGCGAGTCTTCTCTGCTAGTTCTTCCTCTTTAATGCGAATTTGATTAATCTTATAGTTTTCATCAATGTCTGTGCGACGGATGTCAATATAATCGTCGATACCGTTTTTGTCCATCTCTTTAATCTTAGCGATCTCTAAGTTAGTTGCCATCTTTTCGCGCTCGATACTAACAACATCATTATGTCGTTTAACTTCAAAGTCAAGAAGTGCTTGCTTAGCTTGGTTATCCGCCTGTGCAGCCTGTTGTGCTTGTTGGAGTTTTGCTTGCTCCATTTTGTCATTCTCTTCTTTAATACGCTCAGCAGAGTCTTGAAGACGTCTAGCAATATCTTGTACAGATTCAGATTGCGAAATAGCAATAAGGTCTGAGATAGTAGCCTGACCGTTTTGAATAGCTGCTTGAGAAAGTGCGCGTAGATCTTCGTACAACTTAGTATCGTTGGTAGAGTTAGATACGTGTAGGTCGTAGTCGGTAGAAACAAACTCGTCAAACTGTGATACAAACTCTTGGCCCATATCGTCGAGCAAGAACTGACCCTTTTTAGGATTGGACTTGTAGGCAAACTTACAGCATTCTAAGAACTTAGTAAGTACTCGTTTGCGGAAGTTAGCATCGATAGCAAACCACTTCTCAGTAATATGAGAGATTTGGGTTACTTCTTGATTAACGTTAGATACAGCAGCACGCTCCTGTACTTGCCCTTCGCGCGCGCCTGAGACTCCAGCAAGTTTGCCCAGTGTAGTCTCGATGTCAAGCAGTAGGTTAGTGTACATGCCGATGGCGTTAGGGTCGCCCATCTGAATCTGTTGAGCAGTAAGCTGGTTGAATGCGCCAGCAGATTTACCTTGAGATGGGCCCTTGAGAATCTCGTTAGTAGGATCCAACCATGCAAACTTGTTGATAGTTACATAGCGCATCCACTCTTTAGGATCCCAACCTGACGGAATAAGCGACGAGTTGATAGCAGTAAAGGACCCCTTGTATGTAGCGATCTCTAGTTCGCGTTTGTAGTAGGCGATATCATAAGAGTAAGCAAGAGGCTTCATCACGTCCATAAGAGATTGGACTTTGTAATCATTGGTAGAGTTAACAGACCCTACATACGGAGGGGTGCCTTTAGATTTGTTTACTAATGACTTTGATGCATAAGGTACAGGACGTAGTAAGGTGTAGATATGGTCGGCAATCTTTGTACCTTCCATCCACTCGTTGACCCAGATCCACTTAACTGTCTCGCCTAGTTCTTTTCTAGGTCTGTAGTCTTCTGGAACGTAGTCTTTTTGTTCTTGTCCTTCTTCATCAAAATACGTTAATTCTCCAATTTTACGTCTTGATCTCCAGCATACTTTCAATACACGCACGTTACCGTAGGTATCAAAAGCACCTGCAAAAGTTCTTGTTCCCATCTCATTAGGATGGAAGATATTCATGGCTCCTTGTTCTCCGTAATAATCATACACAGAGATATCACGGTTTAGGCCTATGCCGCCACCTGTCCCAAGTGATGCATCTACTTTACCGTTTTCTAAGAAGTCGATATCAGCAGGGGTTAAAGTATCCCAGTAATCATCGATTACCTGGCCAATAGATTTGTAGCCATATTCTACAATGATGTCAGCATCTTCAATATACATCGAGTTACCGCCCATTGTGTAGAGATTCATAGGATTTACTCGACGCATTACAGGATTGCCTCCTAGTACGCCGCAGTACATAATCTCTTCACCGCCAACTAATAAGTCTTCGAAAGTTTTGAGGAAGGTAAAGTCAAAGTCACCTTCTTTATATTCTTTCTTGAGGATCTTATTGGCTACTATTTCTGCAATGTCTTGGTATTCATACTTGCGATAGTGCTCGAATTGCTTTAGTCTTTTCTGAATCTCTTCGTCAGTAAGCGATGTGCTCATGATCATCTCGGTGGTGATTTTCTTGAGCTCATCCATTAGCCCTGTTTCTTTACGGCCAATAGCTTCAGAATCATTAGAAGAGATGTAAGCTTTAAACTCTTTACGTCGTTGAGAGTATTCTCCTAAGAGGAGATTAATTTTAGTGTTCTCAATCCCGATGTGTTGAAAGCTAGCAGGAAGAGATTCTAGATCGAGATTATCAGGGTTGATGTATTTCTCGAAATCTTTAGTGTTAATAATATTAGCTCTGAGGTTATAATTAGATTTCTTGTTCTTAAAGTTAGAACGTAGGTTAACATCAGAGGTGAGCAAGTGCTCTGCAAAGTCCATGTTTTTCTTATACCAGTAATCGGTCTTCTCCTTATCAGACAGTTTCTGACGAGGGAAACTGATATATCCTTGAATCTTTACAGGTGCGCTCATAATACTTTTTTAACTAAAATACAAATCTATGAATAAAAATTAGATTCAAATGTAGTAGGTATTTTCTTTTTTATTAAGCCCATCTCTTCGAAATAAGGATTGTCTAAGAAAGTTTTAACTTCTGCTACACGTTGAGTAACTTCTTTGTACATAGTAGAATCTAACCACATTAACATTATTAACGCAGAAACCCTATCGAAGTTTCCATCAGGGTTCCACATAATTAACTCTGTAATGATAGCTGAAGAGTAAATAGTTTCATAAACCCTGGTCTCTGATACAGTAGATATTCTTTCTTGTAACCAAGACTTAACCATGTTACGCCCTTCTGAGTTAATTGCTCCAGAGGCGTTAATACCTTTAGATGTATTAGTACCTGCTTTGTAAGTATCTGCAGAACGTAACTGGTAAGGAGTTTCTGCTAGGAGATACGTACACTTCATCTGATCAAAGTAATTAAATAAACCGATGAGGTTTTTCTCATACATACCTACAGCATTGTAGTATAACAAGAGCTTACGACAAGTTTCGTAGAAGTCTTTAGCCTCACCTGTACGGCCAGTGTATTCTGCTACTATTTGTCTAGTAAGCCTGTTCATGATTATTATACATGGAAGAGAGTCTGTTGTAGACTTGTCCTTGTCAACAACGTCGATTCCTGCTATGTAGGTACCGCGTGGAATTAGACCGTCTGGATCTCGCTGAGGTTTTACCCAGATTTCTATACAACCACGCTTGTCATCGTTTTTGCTAAGCGGGTATTTCCTGATGGGCATAGCATCTTGCTCCGTATAAAACTCTGGCTCATTTTTGTCATTGAAACTGATGTGGCCCTTAAAGCTAGCCTCTTGGTATTTTTTGTATTTACCTCCTTCAATCTCTGCGAGCTGCTCCTTGAGCAGTAGGGTAGGAAAGAAAGCGCCTTCGAGTACCAAGAATGCCTCTGACGGTACCTCAGGTCCATTGATGATCTCTGTCTGGTATACAGTAGGATCAGGAGATTTCTTAGCTGTAGTACGTTTATCTTCTATGTATAGTTTAGATAAATCTAAGTCTGTGATTAAGTTTTCTGTTTTCTTAAACTCATTAAGTGTGAGTCTGTACGGTACGAAGTATCCGATGTTGCCACGGTTCTCAAAGATATCTTCAAAGATCAAGCAGTTGTAATCTTGAGGATTACGGAATACAGATTCTGCATAGAGTGCTGCTCTACCAGATACGAGACCGCCTGTTCCTAGGGCCCAGATAACGAGACTCTTTTTGGCCTTCGATGCTTGTG